ATGATCTTTAATTTTGGATGACGGCCCACCATCCATGATGGCAAAAGGTAAGACGCAAATTCTGATTTTGTGTGTCTTGGAGGCATATTCACGATTAAACGTGAAATTTTGCCTGTAGCAAGATCATTAAATTTTTTTGCTATGTGTCTGTGGTGCGCGCCTTCAACAAACTCGGGCCAAACGCACTTAACGAAGCTTAAAAAATCGTCTTTTGCCCTATTTTGTATCTTTTTTTCGGCATGTAAAACTTGAAGTTGTCTAAAGGTCTTTCTAACGTCGGCTGGAAGCCTACTAATATCAATATTATTTAAATTCATTGTAATCTAATTTAGCAGATTTTTTGGCATTTTCCAGCCACCACATAGGCCTTAAATTATGAATTCCAAAACATTCACGTTGAATATCAAAATCATTTAGTAAATCAAAGTTCTTTTTAAAATATTTAATAGGAACAGTATGGTCTAAAACCCATTTATCAGGGCCTAATCCATAATTTTCCCATGTCATACCTTCCTTTAAATATTTTTGGACATGTTCTAAAAACTCTTCTCGTGTCTTAACCCCTAAAAGTTCCATTACCAAATTAGTATGTTTAGGAGAAAGATAATATCTATCTCGTTTTAAAAATTTATGCATACGGCTACGTTGTATTTTTATAAAATAAAAAGCAGGATCTTCTATTTTTCTTTTTTGATAGTATTTCTTTCTTTTTTCTTTTTTAAATAATTCAAGTGTTTTATCATCTGGTTTTTCTAGTGCTCCCCAAACACGTAAACTATATTCTTCTCTTTTAAGTCTAATTCTTTCAATTCTCTTATGAGCACATTCCAAAGAACAATGAATTTGTCTCCCTCTATGCCTCTGATGTTCTTTAGGAACCAGACAACCCCTATATAATTTCATCAGTTTATATTTGCGCACACGTTGAGCAATATGATTTTTGTAATTATAAGGCATCGGTCTTGAAGACGAGATAAAGAAAAAAGGTTTATAACATTCTTTACACAAATTAAATCGTCCTAATAAAATAAGCGCCACACAATAAGTATAATATTTTTTAATAACATTATATTCATCCCTTTTTCTATTAGACTCATCCCACCACCAATACCTTCTCAAAAATTTTTTTATTTTAAAATTTTGATTTTTGTCACTTTTCAATAATAACTTTAATGTCCAATGTTTACGCATTTTAAACCCAGCTTTGATTCTAAATAATTTTTTATCCAAATAAAAATTATATAACCATTTTGGCATCCATGATTTTCTAAGTCGCTCTTCTCTTTTATGACAAAGATAACTGCAATGTTTAACTGGTTGTTGTTTATGACCATTTGCATTCATCCCTGGTAAAATAAAAGGTTTATTGCAATATGCACAAGTAAGATTAAGAGGAGGGAGTGTTTTATTAAAAGCCAGTCTTCTGTCTTTTTGTTTTTGTTTAACAGTTTCAGCATTTCTGTAATAATAACCATAAGGTATGGGTCCTCTTTGACCATGAAGCACGGGAGGAGGTAATAATTTAGGTTCCGAGAAGGACAACAAAGCGGGAGGAAGAGGTGGACCAAAAAACTCTAAAGGTTTAAAAGGATTTATATAAATATATTTTCCATTTTCTATATACATTTTTTTCTTCTTACCTGAAGAAAAATAAGGTCCTTTTTTTACAGGTATATATTTGTATGGATAAACATATTTACCATTAATTTTTGAAATATATTTTTTTATTTTATTTTTTTTAATGTAACTACTTTTTTTAAATTTATTCTCTAATCTAACTGGAGTCCCATCTTCTAAAATTTTAACTCTTGTATAAATATTATTTTCTTTCATGTTTTACCCTACTTTATAGGATAAAATGAAATTTTTGTCAATGACAGCCTCTATTAAGCAATACAACCTGAAGTAGTGGGACCCCTGTTTAAAAAAAGGGGGATAGGGGCCCGGCCGGCCGGACAACTTGAAGTTGTGTTTAGTATCTCTATTTGATTTGTGGAAAGTGGAGCCGGCGCTGTCTCGACTTGAGCCACATAGGCGCCGGATCCTTGGTTGATGGTTAGTCTAACAGAACCATATATTCTTTTGCGAAGTATTTACGAAACCAATCTAATCCTTTACGTACTGTTTCATATTCTTCAGCTTGTTCACTACCAATGATTACATCATACACAGCAACAGCAAACCAAGGCAACAAAGCTGGTTCATTACTAAATCTATTAGTAACAATTACTTGTTCTTTAAAGCTGTCGTCTTTCTGTCTGCTATAATCTGCATCAAAGGGCATTTTATATTCTTTGCCATTCCATTTAATTATATTTGTTTTCATAATAGTTATCCTACATTATCCATTGTCATTGTCAACTGATTTAATCTCAGTTCTTGTTGACATATATGGTACTCGTCTATTTTCGTTGCCACTCCACTCATATCTATAACTTTCTTCTTTCCACTTCTTAATCTTAATTGGTGTTTCACTCGGTTGCTTAACTGAATATGTGTTAGCAATCTCAACACAAAATTTATTTAAGAATTGAAACAAACATTGTTGATTACAAAAGTAATCCCATATATCTGGAGTGTTGTCATTGGCATAATTATATCTGCCAACTTTAATCTTTCTAGTTCTTAAAACTTTATTGTCGCCAGTTCCTCGTATTCTTGATTGTGTTTCTATTTCGTGGCAACTTGGATTATGACACCAATTAAAATTACTCATTTAATACTCCATTGAGTTATCTTATCAGTTGCCATACGATATTGTTCTTTTCCATATCTTTCAGTTGCATCTAAATCTAAAAAAGTTAAACAGTTATGTCCTGCTTGTGCAACAAACTCCCTACACTTATCTGTCCATTTTGCTTTTCTAGTTACACTCTCACCATTTTGTTTTGTGAAAGTGATTGTAAATGTTTTATTGTTTTCCATTTTATGCCTTTCTGTTAATTAAGGTTATCCTATCATAAATAGGATAACCTCGTCAAGTGTTAATTTACACTTTTATTTTGTTGTTTTTCATACAACAATCTAGCTTTTATCTTATCCTCCCTACTTGTGTTTTTGTTTTTCATACCTTTAATCCTATCAGCTAGGTTTTTAGGATTATAGATAGTCAAGCCGGTTGAGTTTGTTCTGATTATTTCTGCCTCTTGAACATTTAATCCAAGTTCAGTACATAACTCAATCGCCTCGTCTAAATATTTATAACCTTTCAGACCAACTTTAATTTCTTTCATCTGATCTAAAATAGATTTAATCCAATTTCTATGTGCAATAACAAATTGTCCTTTTGCTTGTTTCCATTGTTTCAACATCATAAATTGTTCTTGAGTACAAGCGATAGACCTATCTCTACAATAATCTCTACCAATTAAATCTAATTGATATTTTTCATTCCATTGTTTGCCATAGCCACTATCATTGTTACCAAGATATTTATTATTTGCGTCTTGATATTTTGTTAAATGTGGGTTTTGATCTTTGCCCTCTTGTTCTATCAAAATATCTGGGTTGCAATTATCTTGTGCTTTTAGTTCATCACGATATAAAGCATAACCATAAGCATTATCTCTTGAATATGAATTGCTATCATCACCCTCAAAGCTACCATTTAAACGAAAGTCAAAATGTTCCTCAATATTTTTTTCTTTCATTATTGGATTGTTGTCATAATCTCTATCTTCTACTT